TTTCTGCTTATCTGAAAAATTAGCATATTCACCAAATGCATTATTCCAAGCAACTTCAGCAGTTTTACCTGAGTTATTAATAGCAAATAACTGTCTGCTTAAAGCACCTACAGCTTTTTCATAATTGTCATTGAGTCTTTCTTGAGCTTTAGCTGCTTTTTCATTTGCTTTTTCTGCTTCTTCAGCTCTTTTCTTTTCTGCTGCACCTAAATCACCTACTGACTGCTTAGTTTCTTTTACTGCAGCTGAATCAGGAGTTTCAGCTCCTTTATTACTCCATAACCTATCAGAAAATCCTTCATAGTCAGTTACTATCTTACTAATATCAGAAGCAGTGTCTTTCATGATGGTTTTTACACCTTCAAAGTCCATAGACATAGCTGCTTCTGCTGCAGCCATAAATCCACCTATTGATTTACCTGCAATATTAAAAGAAGCAGTTATAATAGCAATAACATCTGCAAGTGCTTTGAATGGAACAAAAAGAGCAACTACAACTTGAGCAAGACTGTCCATTACTGCTCTTAGAACACCACCTTCTCTTGCTGAATCAGCCATATATTTGGCCATAGCTACAAAGGCAGGTAGAAGTTCTTTAGCTATTATTTGCCAAAATCCATCAACAGAACCTCTTAAGATATTGATGTTGTCATTAAATTCAGCAGCTTGAGCAGCTTGTTCAGTTCCCCAATTTAAACCAAATTCTTCACCTGCCTTATTCATCTCTCTAATGGCTTCAGCTCCATTATTCAACATAGGTATCATATCAACACCTGATTTACCCATTAACTTCATTGAGGCACTTACTTTGAAGGCATCATTTTCAGTTCTTTGGAATACATCAGCTAATTCAAGAAATACTTCCTGAACATTTCTAACATTACCTTCTGAATCTTGAGTTGCAATACCTAATGATTTAAAGGCATAAGCAGCATCTGAAGAAACATTCTGAGCTTCAACTAATGATTTAGAAAGGAATTTATAGGAATTAGCAAGTCCTTCAACACCCATTCCTTCAACTTGAGCTGAAAGAGACATTGCTGAAATTTCTTCAACTGCAGTTCCTGTTTTTTGAGCAAGTTCATCTAATGCATCACCTGCATTTATTGCTTCATTAACAAAAGAAGAAATAGAAGCAACAGAAAATGCTGCAGCTAATCCACCTAAAGCAGTAGTTAAAGTACCTATGCCACCAGTTGTTAATTGGCTTAATGCAGGTGAAATATTATCTACAAAATTACCTTGGACATTTAAATTTACATTCTGATCAGCCATACTTATAGCTCCTAATTTTTAGTGATGACATTTTCAAGTTCTTCCCTACTCCCTCTGCTACCTAACATTGTAGAAATAACAGAGGACTTGAATTCTGATTGAGATTTTTTAGCACTTGCTGCAGAATATAACTTAATCTGTCCAATAGTCATATTTGAGATGTCTGACATATTGAACCCATTATTAGATAAACCAATAATAACTTCTGACCAAGTTATTGGGACTTCTTCAGGATTGGGGTTACTTTCTTTGAAAAAAAATCCTTATTCACATCTATAATAGCCTGAATTAATAAAACTGATTCATCCATTTCTAGTTCTTGAACAAATGAAATTTCTTTATTAATAAGTTTAGCAATTAATTTGATGATGTCTTCACCTGCTTCTGAAAAGATTGCCATAATTGCTGCTGCATCTTGAGCTTTACCTGAATATAGTGCTGCTTGAGCTGGGGTTGCAATTTTCTGCATAAGTCCCATAACTAAAGGAATTTGGCCTAAGGTGAAAGGTTTGATGGTAAAAAGTTCTTGTTTAAGAGTAACTTCAATACCTTGAGGAAATAAGATTTCTAATTCTGACATGTTGAACTCCAATGTGCTTATATATGAAAAAAGGGATATGAAAGAAAAATATTCCTCCATATCCCTTATTTATCAGTTTATATCAATTTACTCTTCTTCTTGAACATAGGTGAAGTACTGTGAATCACCTACTGGTTGTTCATAAGCAGGTAGTAATTTGCCTTTTACAACAAGTTTATTAACACCAGTTCCAATCAAGGAAAGAGTTGCAGCCAAGTCTAAAGCAACCCTATGAATGGTAGCTCTTTGAGATAGGTTGTCAAATCTTGATTTACCTGCAAAGTATAAAGAATAATCTTTTAACCCTTCAGTAAAACCTTGAATAACTGTAGCTTTGCCATGAGCATAATCAACAGTTAAAGCAGTTGCTGTAGAACCAGTTACATTTGTAGAACCAGGTAGAATTGTAATTACACCTGAAGCTGCATCTAATGTATAGTCAGTATTAAGAACTAAAGTTGTTGCTCCTTTCTTAACTACTACTGAACTAACTTTAGGGTAAGCTAAAGCAAATGATTGGCCATTATAGGCAATTACATCTTCACCAACTACAGAACCTGCAGCTACTGATTCAGTTGCACCATAATAAGCTCTTGCTAAATTTTTGGCATCAATATTTAAAATTGAAACCTCAGCAGCAATATCTGTTTGAGTTGGTAAATGAGCTACAATGTTTCTATCACCAGTATTTGATTCATAAATGTCTAAGAATTGTTGGGAAGTAGTGATAGTAAAACCATCAGCATCTCCAATATATTCATAACCTGAAGTCAAACCTGCTGTATTTCTTGAAGCAATATAAACTTTACCCTGTGGGACTGCAAAATATTTATCAGCCATTTTGTTACCTCTTAATTAAGTTGTTTTGTGATGTCCATTAATACTGAAGGACAGGTTATAAACTAATCTATTAGGATAAACTCCTTTTAGTTCAGCTCCACCAAATTCCCATAAATCAGTATATTCATTTCCAGGAGTACCACTTACAGCCTGAGCAGTATCTTCTATCAATTGAATATGATTAGTTAAAAAATCAACATCCGTCAATCCATAACCAACCACTAAAATTAAATTAAATTCATATGTTGTAATCCTATAGGTAGCTCCTCTTTCTGGAGCTAATGGAGTAGATCCACCAAATACTACCCAACCAAATGGAATAGGTGCTTCAGATAATGTAGGGTCATTTTCAGTTCCACCAACTTGAAAACCCACTTTATCAGTTAAAGCTTCTACACTATTCAATTTATCCAATAAATCTTGTAATAGGTTACTAATCATATTTATTCACTTTCAGTAGATTTATAAGTTTCTATAATTGCTTCTGTTTCTAAAATCTTAGCAACTTCTTCTTTTCTTTTACTAATATATTGGGCCATTAACCATTCATAAACTTCATCTGAAACTTCTACAACTTCACCAGCTTGATATGGAGTTTTATTTAAAATTAAAGGACCTTGTAATTTAATCTGTTTCATTTTTTTCACCTTCCAAATTTTAATTCAATTATTTTCTTAATGTCTGCAATTGCTTCTTTAGAAATACCAAGTATTTTTCTTGCTGGCATATGGTCAGTTCCACTATGCAAATAAGCCATATATGGAGATTTAGAAACCAATTCAAACCCATTCTTTTTAATCACATAGTTAAATGAATTATGAAGTGCTCCACTGTCAAAAAGAAGTCCTAAAGCTGCAGTTCCTTTCTTTTCTCTTGCCTTTCTAGTTCCTTCAGCCCATGGTTTCCAAGCAACACCTTCTGGATCTACCTTAGTGGTTTTTATTCTTTTCTTAGTATCCTGAAGAATAACATTTGCTACATCCTTGTAGAATTTTGCATCAAATTCCCAGTTCTTCCTGATTTTGGTAATTTGCTGTTCAAACTCCTGCTTATCAAATGTTAGTTTAATACTCATTTACTACTCACTATATGTAATTTATAACCAAGTTCTGTATATTGAATAGATTTAATAGTTCCTTCAATATTTTCACTAATCAGAATATCATTAGGTTTTAATGAATTTTCAGGTAACCAACACCATACATCCCATTCTAGCACTGCAGATTTTGGAGCTTGCTTAGTAGGAAATACTGAAGCTGGTCCATTATCAGAACTAGAACTTGTAGCTATAATTACTGCAGGAACTTCAATATAAATCTCCTGTCTTGAAGGAGCAAATGAACCTGAGGTTGCTGAATAAGTTGGCCTGAATATATCAATAAAAACATTTGTAGAAAGTGCTTGAACAGGACTGAATAATTCCTTTCCAACAACTACAAGAGTTTTATCTGCATTTACTAATACATCTCCAGGCTTTACTTCAAAGTCTGCATAGATATTCCATAAAGAAAAGTCATAAGTCTGAGGTTTAGTAAATGAAGCATCTATGGTATAACTTACATACTTAGTTGCAAGATAATTTTCACCAGAAATAGGTGTTAAATAATTTACAGATCTGTAGATATTAAATTCAAAGCCAAGTTTTTTACCTAACTTTGAATTCATGTTTGTTATTTTCTTAGCAAATGAAGAGCCACTCATTAAATATCATCCACAGGGTCTATTAATTGTTCAGAAACATAGTCATATAAATCAGCAAAAGTAAATGCTTCAATAAAAGGCATTAAGTATGAATTTCTGCCAATTGGTTGCTTACCTGCTAATCTTGCTTCTTTACTTACAAAAGTTTCTGTAAAAATACCAATTTCTTTTTCTGGTAAATTATTTACATAAAAGCTGCTGATTTTAGTATATGCAACAGGTGAATTAATTCCAAATTCTTCAGAAGATAATTATTAATAACTGCCATTTGTTGTGTCTCCTTAAAATATCATAAACATTTGAGTTGCATTATATGAAGGAGGAACCCCTCCTGTAGGTGCAATAAAATAGAAAGGACCAAAAGGACCTATTAAATCCAATCCAGAATCAGTAAATGTTGAATTACCACTTACTGGAGCAAATGGACCAAAAGGACCTATTAAATCCAGAGTTTCAAGTTCTTCTTTAGTATATTGAGCCATAATTTAATCTGCTATAGTAACTGATAAATCATCAAAATAAAATGCTTGTGAAGCATTAACAGAGTCATATTGAGCACCTATATAAATTGGAACTACAGAATTCACAGTTGGTGTAAAAGTAATAGTTATCTGTTCCCATGTATTAGCTGCTGCAGAACTTTCAGTAATAACATAATCAGAAATTCCACTAACTTCAGGTTTAACAAAAATTGCAGCTTTAGTTGTTGTAAATTTTCTTTGAGTCCATAAAGAAACAGTTACTAATTTATTAGCTTTTACTGGAATATTAACAAATTTATAATTATTAATTTTATAATAATTAGATTCTAATTGATAATAAGTTGAATTTGTTGAAGTTATTTTAAATTCCCAAGCTTTACCTCCAGCAGTATGAACTGGTGTAGAAACAGAAGTTAAAGAAAAATAATCACCATAACCTTGAAATATTCCAGAATTATTATAATTTTGAATTAATAATTTATTTTTTCCAAGAGTAGAACTAGTAAAAGTTGCATTATTTGTAGGAGCACTTGTAAAAGAATAATTTTCTATATAAACTTCTGAATAAGAGCCTGAAGTAAAATTCACAAGATTTGTTACTGTACTTTGAGAAATAAAATTTTTAATTTTTAAATTAGTAACAATATTGTTTTGTTGATTAACAGCAAGTGAACTTTGTAAAGTAGAATTACTTCCATTAAAATAATAATTTTCTATTAAACCACTTCCACATCCAATAGCATTTGATCTACCTCCATTAAAAGTAAATTTTTTAATGTATAAATCATTTAAAGCATTTGTGTAATAAGAAGTTCCAGATGATGAATTGGTTGAATAAGAAGTATATTTAATACTAAATTCATTAGCAATTAAAGAACCTGGATATTGATTATTAGCTACTATGTTAGAATTATGAGAAGTTGCATAAAATTTATCAATATAATATTGGGCAGTTAGTTGTGAAATAAATGTAGGAACATATGAATTAACAACATGATATTCTCCATATTTAAAAGAACTATTACTACTTCCAAATCCACAATAGGGTCTAATAGAAATAAATTTATTAACACTTGTAAAACCTACAGCATTATCAACTGATCTGCCAGCATTATTAATAAAATCAACTGCTGTATATCCACTTTGAACAGACATATCAGTTTCATCCCATCCAAATTCAATATTTAAATATCCTGTTGTTGTTGAACCTCCTCCCTGTAATACCCAATTAGCAATAGAACTTGAACCTGAATTTGGTATAATTGCTCCTAATTGATCAAATCTAATAGGTTCTAATTTAAAAGTTTCTAATGAACCAGCACTTCCTACCCAATTTTGAGCAATATCTAAAGTTACTGTAGTTCCTGAAATTGAATAAATTGGATACCATTCAGGTTCATTTTCTGTTTTTAAACCAATTACTGAATTTAAAGTTAAACTTGTATTAGAACTTGCTGCAGGTACAGCAATCATATTACTTAATTTTATATTAATAGCTCCTGGATCAACAGTAAATCTAATTGCAATACTATTAACATTATTAGGTAATGGGGCCCCATTGTTTAAAGTAATGGGTGTTGAAATATTTGAAGGAGAAGTTCCTTTATTTGGAACTAGTAAGCTAATAATAGGAACATCTCCAGTTGAATCACTGCATAAATCAATATACATTGAATTGGCAGCAATAGCTAAACTATTTCCTAAAAAGAATGAAATTTGTTGATAAGCAGATAAATCAGGAGTATCACATATTGCATAAGCAGCTTTACCTGTTGTAAAAGCTGCAGCAATTGTGAGTGATAAAGCTCCACTTGCTCCAATTCTCCATTCACCTACACCTGTAGTTGCAGCTTTTGAAGTATTTGCTGAAACAGTCCAATCTGCAGCTTTAGATTCAGTAATTGATGCATTATATGCTGAAGGGAGTGTGATTGTTCTGCTATTACTCCAAGTACAACTACCTATTGAAGTAGGGTCTGGGCTTTTCATAACTCTAATAGTGTCACTAGCATTTTTCCCAGTACTTGCACTATACAATGTTTTCTTTCTTAGAGCAAAAGTAGTTCCATTATTTGCATCATTTCCATTAATTAAATCTACAAAATAAGTGGCCATAGGTTAATATCCTCTTGCAAAAGCTATTACATCATACTTTCCATCAGTTGCATTGTAAATTAATCCAATTTTATCTGATTTGTTTGCTGTAGTAGTTAAAGTTATTCCAGTGATGTCAGTTCCAAATCTTGTTTCAGAAGTAAATGACACAGTTCTTGAACCAGTTGCATCTTGCTTAAGTTCTAACAATAATTTCTGTCCATCATAAGCTCCATTATTAGTAATTACACAATTACCAGTTAGAGTCATTCTTGCTACATCACCAATGGACCAATCAATTGTCTTATTTGCTGAATATGTAGGAGTTTGAACTTTTGAAGATACAAAACTAACAAATGAATTATCAGATTTTTTGAAATGCAGAGTTCCATCTGCAATATTGAGACCTACTTGTCCTTCTACTAAATCAGAAGGTTGCCAAGTATAGCCACTTGTATTCTTTCTTTTATGTCTTATTGCCATAGAGTTTCCTCATTAAATGTATTAGGCAAGAGGAGAACTTAAGTTCTCCTCTCTAAGTTATTGATTTATATATTAAAATGTCCCATCATCAATATCTTGGGTAAATTCAAGAGCTGTTGCACCTGTATTTACTCTTACAAAATTAAGTGCTTTACCTGAGTATGAAGCAGGAGCATCATTTAACTGAGTGAATGCAGTTACACCAGAACTTGGAGCAGTATTAATCCATTTAGAAGTTGCTGAATCCCAAGAAAGTTGTTGTCCATTTGCAGGAGTTGTAATCACTACATCAGAAAGTGCATCAATAGAAGCTGCACCAATTCTTGCATCTGTTGCAGTGTTGAAGTCAGATAAATCAGAAGTAGAAATAGTTACTGCACCAGTTCTACCTGCTACAGAAGTTACATCATTGACTTGAGCTCCTGCTTCAATACCTGCTAATTTGTCATGGTCAGTTTTACCACCAATATTAATTACATCACCATTTGTGTAACCAATATATAAATTGCCATTACCTTCAGCATAAGCTAATTGACCAGAAGCTAATGTTGCTGGAGCTGAAGAACCTGTTGATCTTTTAATTCTAATTGCCATAATTGTAAATCTCCTTATTTAGAAAAATTGGTCATCTATTGTTTGATTTTGCCATACACCATTAGCATAAATTTTTAGTACATCAGTTTCATCTGAAAACCATAAATCACCTGTTGTACCTGAAGTTGGTTGGCTGTCTTGTACAAGAGCTCTTCCTATTGCTGAATTACCTGGAGGACCTTGTTCTCCAACAGTTACAACAACATTTGTGCTGTCTTCTACAACTACATTAAATGAAGTACTCATAATGTCACTCCTTTATTCAATACAATATTGCCTTCAAGTAATCTCATTACAGTTCCATCTAAAAACCTTATTTGTATGTCATAAACACCAGTTGTAAAGTTTAATAAAGTTGTTGCTTCATCAGGTAAATATATGCTGAATTTGCCAAGATTATCAATTCTTTCTATTATTTCAAATTCAAATAATTCTGTAGAACTGTTTATTCTTTGTTTAGCTACTCCAACTATATCAGAATTAGCTAAATTAATGGCAACTCCATTTTTATCTTTTACTGTAATGGTTTTTTTGAAGGTGGCACCTTGTTCTATTACTAAATTTAATTTCCCTGCTGCCATATTTAACTCCTAAAACTATTAATTTCAAATCTTAATTTATATTGTGGAGTATTACCAACATTTGTCCAGTCTTCATCACCTATTACCAACATTTGGAGCTTTAGATAATTGCTAAATAAAGTTTTAGTTCCTGCAGTGATATGAGGGTCTCTAAAAGTAGCAGAAGATGGAGCTCCTACTCCCCAACTTGGAAAATATGTTTGAGTACCTGGAATATAAGTAAGTGTGCCATCTAACTGATTAATATTGTATTCATAATTATTGGTTAATCCACCATATAACTTAATTGCTGAACAACTTGGAGTAGGTGTATCTGCTTCATCTGCCTCAGTAGTTAGAATAAGTTTCATATCTTTTAAATCAGGTAAATCTCCTGAAATTCTGAAAAACAAATACTTATTATAAGTTTGAGTTAATGAATGCTTATCTGGTCTTCCAACTGAAGCATACTGAAAATAATAAGGTGTTTGGTAGTCCCAATGATTTTTGAAGTTAATATTAGTAACTTCCATGGTTGTCCCTCTACCATTTACTTTTGGCCCATATTCTTCAAAAATCTGAATACCAAAGCTCATCTACAAAATCCTGAAGCTGTTTTCTGAAAACTTTTATTACTAATCAAAACTCCTGGTCCAATACTACTTAACAACTCATTTACAACAGGTGGTAATGTAATAGCATTTGCCTTAGGTGTAAAATCCATAGGACCTATCTTTACATGTTCATACTGAAGTAGCTCATTGTCTGTCATATTTCTGTCTGATTCTTCCCATATCCATTTAGCAAGTTCAATAGTTGCTAATTTTAGTTTTTTAGGAATATAAAGAATTTCCATATTCTCATAGTCATAAACATAACTTCTTGGCCAATTTAAAGCTTGACTAGAAACTTTCTTATTTCCAGAAAAGACAAATGTTTGCAGTCTATTAGTTGCATTAATCAATAAAGTACTTTTCTCTTCATCAGAAAATTCATACCACTTTTCAGAACCAAATACTTCACCAAATAATTCATCTGCTTCTGCAATTGAAAGAAAACTGTTAGAATTAATACCTGAAATAGAACTGTCTAATGTACTCATACAATTTTTACCTTACTTTGGACTACACTTGCTTCAAATTCAGTTAATTCTAGTTCTTCACCAATTTTTGCCTCAATTTTTCTGCTATTGATATTAGCCACAAATGGAGCAATAACTTCATAGGTTTTTACACCATTCTCAGTAATAACTAATTTTTCAGTAATTTTGCTACTTATATTTTTTGCTTTTGCCATAATAACACTCCTTCTTAAAAAAGAGGGAGAATACCTCTTCCTTGCTAAGTATTCTCCCTTACCTCTTTTATATTTTGAAATTAAGCAGCATTATTGCCAAGGCTTGAAGCAACTTTAATTTTCCATACTGCATCAGGTTCAATGATACCATACTTCATAACACCATACCAGCCAACATTAACAAATCTACCTAATTTATCAAAAGGACCAGAAATTACACCAGTTGGTTCTTTGGAAGCAGCTTTGCCTAAGCCATTGAAGCCCATAGCAATTACATCATAAACATCTACAGTGCCTGCACCAGATTGATCTGCACCAACCATAAAGTTGTTTCTGATAACTCTGAAACCTTTGTACATACCAACTTCATTTCTTAATACTTCAATAGCATTAGAGTACTTATTAACATCAACCCATGAACCAGCTGAGGTATCTGCTCTTAAATCAGCAATTACATCATCATGAGCAAATAAAACATACTCAGAACCAGCAATGCCAGTTTGGTTGCTTCTTGCTAATTTGTTGTAAGCTTTATTTAATAGAGTACCAGTTAAAATATCACTTGCTAAGAAATCAGCAGGAGCTTTATCACCAGCAGTAATTACATTAGTGGTTGCTAATAGAGCATTACTTGCTAAAGCATTAGAAGTTGCAGCTAAGTTTTGGCCAACTAGAGTTGCAGCAGCTAAATCAACAATACCACCACTTTGTAAAGAAGCTAAAGAAGTAGTAGTTACAACTTTACCATACTCTGCAGGAGTTAAAATAACTTTAGTGTCTGAAAGTGCAGCAGAAGTTACATCTTCAGTTTCAGTTAAAGGAGTTGTTGCTAAGTCAAGTTGAGAATAGCGAGGGAATTGGATAGAAGTTGCACCAATTTCAGCTTTATACTGAACAAATTGGTCCATTACATCTGTTTGAGCAGCTGCAGTTATAAAGCCTTGATCAAATGCTAACAATAAGCTGTCATCAATTTCTGCAGTGCTAGTTAAATTTGTTGTAAATGCCATAATTATATTCCTTTTATTTAGTTAAACTATATTTTTTAAGCACTGCTTCAATCTCTTTCTGATTTTTGCAGGCTCTAAGTTCTTTTTCATAAGCTCCATCTACATTACCTTTTCCTGCAGTTTTTACAGGAGGGATATTTGATGAGATGTCTCCAGGGTCCTGTTGCTTGGTTTCCAATGACTTTGGGTCAGTGTCACCAAACAGAATAGGGTCAGAAACTTTAAGTGCTTTAATCTGATTAATTACTGAATCAGATTTTATTTCTTCACCTTCCCATTCAAGAGAGCTTTTGTCAATTAGTTTGATTGCTGTAGGAATAGATCTTGCACCAGCACTTTCAAGGGCTGTGATCAGAGTGGATTCAATAAATCTATTTTTTTCAGCTTCTTTAATTAAACCTAATTCTAATTTATAATTTTCATGTTCAGTTAAGATTTGGTTATGAGTAGCAAATAATTCATCATACCTTGTTTGTAACTCAGTAACAGAAGAATTAGAATTTTTTTCCAATTCTCTTAATTTGCTTTTAACTTTATCTCTTTCACCTACTAATTCCTGAAAATTAGTTTTAAGTTTATTATACTCTTCCAAGCTGATAGTTTCTTCAGAATTGGTGGAATTCTCAGTAGAACTATCTGTCATATTGTTTGTCATTTTGTAGGGCTCCTATCCAGGTTCATATGTATAAAACTATTTATCAGAAATACTGGTTTAAATAATTATTGAATAAATCAGGTATTTCAGCTAAAGCAGGGTCTATAATTCCATTTGGTGCTTGATTACTCCATCCTTCATCTAAATAACTTGCATATTCTGTAGGGTTAAAGAATGTTGCTTCATCAGAACTAATGTCTGAAATCCATGCTGCTTGACAAGTTCCTGTATCTACTGGTGTTGAGTCAACAATAATCTGAAATACATCTTCCATTGCTGAAATAAACACCTCAGGAGGAATATCAGGAGGTCTGCTTACTGTAATGGAAATATCAGCCATTAGTTACTTTAGTTACTGCAACAGTTCTTGGAATTGATAAATCTCTTACTGAGTCTATTTCTTTAATCTTTTCTTCAGCTTCAGATTTTGTCATACCTTTAGACATAAAATAATCTAATCTTGAAGCTCTTCCTTCTGCAATTCTTTTGCTCCATATTTCTTCTTCTTTTTGCTCATCAACAGGTAAAGCAGGTGGATAAAATTCTGTAAATGCTATAGAAGTTTCTGAAAAGAAGTTAAATCCATTAGTTCTTAAAACTGTTTTTATAACTTGAAATAGTCTATTAAAACCTGCTGAAAACATCTTAGCTCTTTTCTTTCTAAGTTCTAAGTTAGGCATTTCTTCTACAATCAATTTAAAACCTGAATCAGCAGAGCCATTGCCACCAAATTTAACATTTACTGACCAATCTCCAGCAAAGTCTGAAACCCATTTATTAAACATTTCATCAATAGGCAATAGATCTACTTCAGGGCCTTTATATTCTACAAAAGGGGAGTCTACTCCAGAGGTATCAAGTTTAATAACTCTTGCAGGTCCACCTATTAAATCAGAATTATCCATTTGCATTTGTCTAGGAAGAAGTGAATTATAAGGTTGCACTACTTCTAATGAGGTATTTTCAGAAACAATGTCTGCATTTGTAAAAAGAGTTTTTAACTTACTCCAACTTGCTGCATATTCTGAATCAGTTATATGTAAGTTATACATTTCATTTAACTGTAGTAAATCTTCAGGTACATAATTCCAGAATTCTGCTCTTGGTGTATTAGTGTCATGAAATACTGCAACTGGAATAATTCCATAAGGATTTGGATAAGTACCTATAATAGTTTCTTGTCCTTTTTTACTAACTTTAATGTCTTGAAATATTTCTGCAGTTATTACTCTTAATAAAGTATTGTCTTCATCATCTTCACCTACTTTATAAATTAAGGTATCAAGTTCTTTATTAGTATTCAGAATAATTGCTGAATTATCTCTAGAAAGGGCATCAAGTACTAATTTGTTTTTAGAGGTGTCATACTGAACAAGCACTAAAGCTGTTTTTAACAATCTGACAGTAGCATCAAAATTAGTAAAGAATTCTATCCACTCTACTTGTTCTAATGTTTCTAAAAGAACTTTACTTGCTACTTCATTTGGCTCAGTTTCTGATTTGCTGTCATAAACAGAAATAATAGGTGCTGGTCCATTGAATAATAAACCTGATTTATCTACAATCATTTTTACTAAATTTCTGGTTCTTGGAATAATTCCTCTTTTCTTCCAGTCTTTTCTACCTTGACTTCCTGAACTTAATAACTTTTCAAAATGTTTCTGTTGTTTGCCATCATAGTAGTCCAAAATTAATTCAGCTCTTTCTGAATCTTTTCCTTCTAACATCTCATAAAATGTTTTTGCCATTCTTTATTCTCCTTAACTAATAGGAATATATTTTTGATTTGGAAATAAGAGGAAAGTTTTGCCAAATAAAATAACCTAATGCATCAACTGGATGGTCTTGGTCATGCTCTTTATCTGGTTCTCCTGCTTTATTATAAACTTGCTGTTCAAGAGCTTTTACTGTAAATGGACATTGCAACACATTCACAAAATAAGAATTGTTACTGAACTTTGCATTTACTGAATTCACTCTGTCTCTTACAAATGGGTTTTTACTTGAGGCTCTTATTTCAAATCCTGCTTGTTTAAAATGGGCAATGTCAGTTAAAGCTGCATTAGTTTTATTACTACCACCAGAAGCATCAGGATAAATGATTACTCTTCTTCCTGCATACCTTTGCCTAATAACAGAAACAACTTGAGCTGAATCTCTTGCTCCCATAATCTCTTCTAATAGATAAGGAATTCCATTGTCAATTACATGAACTGTTGAAGAACATTTACCAACATTGAAGTCTTGTCCTATATGAATAACATGATTAGGAAAATCAGCCAAAGTTTTAGTAGTATTATTTCTGATTCTGTCAAATGCATAATAAACTTGTCCAGAAGTTAAGTTAGTAAATTCACCTTCTAAATAGGCCTTAATCAGATTAGGTGGATAGTTAGCTAATAAACTTTCTATAAAGTCAGGTGGTAAGTATGGGTTATCAGCAGTTCTTCCTTTAATTAATCTTCTGTCAGAGGAGGTCTGTTCTACAAAGAATTCATAAAGAAAACTGAATCCCTCAGGAGTAGAAGTTGTAAAGCCTTGATAAACTCTACCTTTTCTTAACCTACTCATTGCCATATTCCACATAGCTCTTGCTATTTCTTTCTTAATGGTGTCACATTCATCTACACCAAAGAAAGCTAAGTTCATACCTGCCATCCTTCTGTAATTCTCAGCAGCTAAACATCTGACAATAGTTTCACCTTCTTTAAACTGAAGAGTAAATGTCATGGTAGAAGCTTTATACTTATATGGAATTCTCAGTTCTTCTAAAGTTCTTTCCATTTCAGGTATTAAAACTCTTTCTAACATACCATAAGTAGGTTCCATTACTGCACCTACATAACCAGTATTCTTTGCAGCCATTAGAATAGTTTTAATACAGAAGGCATGGGTTTTACCACTACCAAAGCCTGCAACTAAGGCTAAATATCTGGTTTCATAGTCTTCACAAAATTCTTTCTGATGTTTAAGAAGTTTAATCTGCATCAGTTAAATCAAATGACTCAGTACTTGGTAAATTTGCATTTACTACTTCTACAGTTTCTCTTTGTCCTAACATGGTTTTGCCTAAGAATATAAGCATAGTACAACTCTTTGGATCAGAAGCATCAAAAGCTACATCAAGTTGTCTTTTCCTTAATCTAACTTTTAAGTCTGATTTTGCTGCAGTAATTATGTCTGATTTGTTATTATGAAGCCATGAAGGTGTAGTTCCATAAAATGCAGCCATTTCCTCATAAGTACAGCCAAGTTTTGCAAGTTGAGTTAGTTCTTCATCAGTTACTTCTTTTCTTGGTTTAATTCTAGGGTCTGCCATAATTATTTCCTTTTTTACTCATGTTATTTCACTCCTTTCCAGATACATATATTCTAATAAGATATTTATATAAATATTTATAGTTTTAATAAATAGGGAGGTTTTATGAGTAATTGGGATGGAAGGGAAAGAAGAGGAAATGAGAGAAGAGGTTATAATGCTGACCCTGTTGGAAGTGAATCAGAATTAATACATGAGT